ATGACATCTCGTTCCTTACATAAATAGACGGAGTTCATCTTATTTATGTTGTGGAAAGGGAGCCCTGGTGGCCAGACGGTACATGCAGGGAAGGTTCAAGCCTAAGAACCCCCATAAATATCGCGGAGACCCAAACAACATCGTATATCGTTCCTCATGGGAACTAAAATTGATGATGTGGTTGGACAAACACCCAGACGTAATCCAGTATTCTTCAGAGGAAATTGTGGTTCCGTACAAGTCACCCATAGACATGAGGTGGCATCGTTACTTCCCAGATTTCCTGGTCAAGATGCGAAACGCAAACGGCATGACCGAGACGGTGATGATCGAAGTGAAACCGGCCAAAGAGACGACTCCTCCAAAGCCAAAAAAGGCCCGCACACACACGCGGACCTATCTAAATGAGGTGTACACTTGGGGTGTTAGCTCCGCTAAGGGGGATGCCGCTCGGGAATACTGTAAAGACCGAGGATGGAAATTTGAGATCATGACAGAGAAACACTTAGGGATAATCATTTAATGGCATTCCTCTTCCAAGACCTTGCTGCTGGAAAGAGCACCTCCGGAATGGCCAATATTGGTTTCATGAAGAAGGGAACTGGCATTAAACCAGCCAACCGAGACTCTCGGCAATGGTTCAGAGAAAAGGCTCAAGCGGTAACTGCTGTAAACCCCAGGGCTGTGCTAGGCAAGCTCAAGCAGCGTTCTGTGACAAGAATGAAGGCGCAAGACATCGGCCGTATGTTTATGTACTTCTACGATCCAAAGCATAAAGAGACACTGCCTTATTACGACCAGTTCCCAGTCATTTTTGTTATCGAGACATACGCAGACGGGTTCCTAGGTATCAACCTCCATTATCTACCCCCTATCTATAGGGCTAAGCTTATGGACGCTCTGTACCAGACCATAAATAATACAAAGTATGATGAGACCACAAAACTTCGAATTAATTATAGGATGCTTGCTGCATCATCAAGGTTGAAGTGGTTCAAGCCGTGCGTAAAAAGGTATCTCTACAATCACGTGAAATCTAACATGGTTGAGGTTCCGATCACTGAGTGGGATTATTGTGCTATGCTTCCTCTGGAACGCTTCAAGAAGCAGAAAGCAATTAGAGTACAGAAAGACTCTGTCAACAGTGTTGGCTCATACTAACCCAGTATTTTTAGAAGACAGCACCATTATACCCAGTATTCGGGATTTGTACATGGCCATTTTTATTAAGGTTTCGTAAACATAAATGAGCGGCACGCTTTCAAACATTCTCAAAGACTCAATCAGGCCCGCAACGGGAGTATCCGAAGATGCTCCATACGAGCTTGATGAAATCGTTGTTACAGCCCGGAGGCCAACTTCTGGTTTCAGCCTAAGCACATTCCTAACTGAGATTTCCACCAAGACACTTCTGGACACAAGCCGGCACCTGATGCTCTTCACATTGCCGAAAGGGCTGTTGGAGCACTATGATGCTAACTCGGTCAAGCAGGTAGCTCTGCGCTGTGATACATCCACCCTGCCAGGCATCTCCTTTGCAGAATCTGAAGAGATCAGACGCTTTGGTGTTGGCCCAACTGAGAAACACCCGTACCTACCCATTTTCGGTGCTATCTCAGCTTCCTATATCGTCGACGGCGCCGGATCTATTCACTCATTCTTTTACGATTGGATGACGTATATGGTTGGGTTCGATTCGTCGCAAGGCATGTCAGCTGTTAATGGATTTGGCAGAACCCCGTATGAAGTGGCATATAAGGATGACTATAGATCCAACGTCACTATTCTCGTTTACAACGAACTCAACGATAAGATCATTGAGCTGACACTCAACTCAGCATATCCAATCGCCATTAACCCAATTCCTTTGTCGTGGGGAAACTCTGACCAATTCATGAGACTCGATGTTACTTGGGACTATATGGATTGGTCAGTGAAGTATCATGATCCAGAGCGGACGAATGGTGATGAGCGCGAAGGTCCACAGCCTCTGAACCGCGACATAAATAGACAGGAACCCCTACTCAATAGATTCGCTAGGTTAACAGGTTCGTTACCGCCAAACCTAGGCCTCCAATCGCTAGGGCAGAATCTAACAAGCGTGCCACAGAGAATAGCTGATATTCAGAATCTGGTTAACGGCAGCAAGCAAACTATAGTCGACAACGTCCGTAGACGTTTCGGATTCTAATAACTGGAGACGTGAAATGACACTACCTAAAATCGCAATGCCTTTGTTCCCTATCAAAGTTCCTTCCATGGATAGAGAAGTTCTCTTCAGGCCTTTCTTGGTGAAGGAAGAGAAGATCTTGCTGATCGCCCAAGAATCCAAAGAGGAGCGTGACATTATTGTCGCCCTCAAGCAGATCATCAACAACTGTGTTCAAGAAGAGAACTTCAAGATCGACAAGCTAGCGTACTTCGATCTCGAATACATCTTCCTGAAACTGAGAGCTAAGTCTGTTTCTAACTCTATTGAGTTTAAGTACACGGATCCTGAAGATGGCCAGGTCTACACGATCAAAGTCAATCTTGATGAAGTAGAGATTGCAAAGAACGAAAAGAACGACCCTATTGTCATGATTGATGATGAGCGTGGTCTAGGACTACGTATGCGCTTCCCAACTGTCGAACAGACTGTAGAATACAAGAAGCCAGGGCTGAACCAAGATGAAGTCCTCACGAAGATCGTGGCGGCGTGTATTGAAGACGTGTTTGATTCTGAGAATGTCTATGCTTTCGACGAGTATACTCCTGCGCAGCAGACTGAGTTCATCGATACGATTCCGGTCCCAGTCTTCGGCAAGATCCAAGAGTTCTTCGATACAATTCCTTCGATGAAGCATGAAATTACGTACAAGACCAAAGACAAGAAAACGAAGACCCTGACATTCGAGGGCCTAAACGATTTTTTTACCTGGGGCTAATCCACAGGTCACTACTCTCTTATTACCAGACAATCTTCACGTTGGTTCATCTACATAAATACTCCATTGCCGAGTTGGAGAACCTCATTCCGTTTGAGTGGGACCTCTACATTGATATGCTCGCATCGCATCTAGAGGCCACGAAAGCAGAATAATGGGTAGAGAGGTTGTTGCAACAAAAGGACTCCCCCTATTAGGGCGGCTATTAGGAGGCGCTGGTCGTACTGTGCCTAGAGTCGCTAGGGTTGCTGCTCCTGCGGCAGGTCTCGTCGGCGCAGGATGGCTCGTTTCTAGATCACTATCAGGAACTAACGGCCAATCTACTGGGGGCGACAGCGGCGGATCAGCAACCTCAATGGGCGGCGGCGGCCTCTCCGGCGGCCGTGCAGGATTAGCATCTTCTCGTGGTTTCACAGCACCGAATAATGATAACAGCCCACGTAAAGTTTCCTACAACCCAAACGGCAATTTTGAGACTGAGTCCCTAAGGCTTCAGGCTTCTTCGGCCAATTCTCTAGCATCTATCGATAACACTGTCAGGAATATGTTGAAGTTCTCAGTGGCCAAGGCCACATGGGACACCAGATCTCTGAGAGAAATGTCGATCGAGGCCAGCAATAACTCTGCTGGTGGGTTCGCTGGCGGAGCTGGCGGAAATGGCATGTTCAATGCTGCCAATGGAAATCAACAGGGCGGCATATCTCCGCTCCTAGTTTTAGGGCTTACTGCAGCAGCCGGAGCCTTACTTGCCGGCATTACCACGTTTGGTAAATTCTTCGGGGGTGGAAATGGCGAATCACCTGCCTCAGGCGGAGTATCACCTGCAGGATCTCAAGGTTCGCTCGGGGCTCCAGCCGGATCGATACTGCAGCAGATTGGTGTGGCTGGTACTTCAGCTGCGTACGCTAATGACGCGTCTAATCGTATCAGAGCAACGCCAGCAAGACCCGTGGGCGCAGTTGGGCCTATTGCGGCAAACGATAACACAATTAGACGACCAAGCCTTAGTATGGCCGCTAGCCAAGGACGCTTAGGCAGCGCTCTCACGTCCGGGGCTGGACGAGGAGTGATGAAAGTCTTTAGGTTCTTGAAAGGTCTGAGAGCAACTCCCGTCGGCCGATTCCCGATTCTTACCACGGTATTTGCCCTTATCGACCCGTTAGAAGCCACCATAATGTCTGGTGGGACTATAAACGATAGCGTTAAGAGGGAGCTGATCGGTGCTATTGCTATGATCATTGCTGGCCCAGCGGGTGTTGCTATGGGTGCAGCAGTAGGAGCAGCAACTGCTATTCCTGCAACCCCTGTTGGTATGGCTGTAGGGGCTATTCTAGGCGGTCTAGGCGGAGCAATCGCTGCCCTGTCGGCTGAATTTGTGGCTGAGCAAATATATGATCTCATCGCTGGCAATATTACGCTAGGCGAGTTTGCTAGGAAGCTAGGCCGCGGAGCAATGAACGGCCTGCGGAATAGCGCTGCGCTAGCTGGCGGAGCTATTCTTGGTGGTGCGCTTGCCGGTGTCGGTATGGTCCGTCGAGCAGCAGGGGCGAACGCCCCTGCAATCGCTGAAACTGGAGGCGCAGCAGCACGGGTTGGTATGAGAATGCCGGCAAGAGTCGCAGTTGGTGCTGCTGTTATTGGTGGCGGGGCCGCAACATACCACATGACACGGCCTAACTCTGGTCCAGCTATTGCTGGGCCTGCGCTCATGCAAATGCAGGGAACAGAGCTGCATGCCGCTGCAAGATTAAAAGCAGAACAGTACCTAGGTCGATCAATGACCAACGACGAATGGGACGTTTTGCTTAGAACAGTCTATGCCGAATCTGGTCGAGGTGAAGCCGGCCGTGAAGATGCAATGATTTTGGCCACCATTCTGAACCGAGCTAGGTCAGCAGGATCATATTCCAGAGGTGTTATTGCGCAAGGGTATTTGCGTCAAGGCCTTACTGTTCTGGCTGTACTCTTTGCAGAAAATCAGTTCCAAGCTGTAACAGGAACCGTCGGAAATCGCAGACCGTCAGCGCATTGGACAAGGGGCCCAAATCATAACGAGGTCGAGGGTATTTTCCGGGCTATCATGCAGTTCCTTGATCGTGTTCCTCACAATCAAGTGGCATTCACTGCGGCAAGCGCAGCCGCGTATGGTGCTGGTACCAACATCTCCTATCGTGACACAATGCTTCGCAACGGTGGTCAGACCGTTGGCCGCACTGTGTTTAACACTGCTCTATTAGACCAAGCGCGGCCGCAAAACATGGCGCCAGCAGCAGCCCCAGTAATAGCTCCTCCTGCCGCAGCCGGCGGCCGTGGGCCTCGGCCTCAAAGTGGAGGCAATGTACGTGTTGGTGGTACTGTTGGAGCTGCGGCGGGTGGCGGAGGACCACGTACTGCGTCTGGAATTCCACTCGCAACAATTACAACCAGCAGGCTTGGGCTGACAGCACAAGTCAACGCTGCTTATGCTCCTAAGTTCCAATCGTTCATTAACGAGCTTGAAGCCACCGGATATGTTATTCGATCCATTGGCGGCTATGCTAATCGACGCACTGCTAGAGGCGGATTCAGTCACCATGCCAATGGTGATTCTATTGACATCAACCCGGCCCAAAACCCACACGTCTTCGGCCGCGCTGGTATTACAGACATGCCTATTGAGCAGACGCGAGCGGCCGCGCGCCGTAACGGGTTAGGGTGGGGCTTCGATTGGTCTAGCTCTAAAGATGCCATGCACTTCTCGGTTGGAAGAAATGAAGGAGGTAGTGGCGGTGCTAATGACAATGGTCATGCAGGACACGCCGGCCACGGAGCGGGGGCTGCGGCCGGCGCAGCCGCTGGCGCCGGAGCCGCTATGGCGCCAAGACGAACACCTACAATCACCTGGGCTAACCTGAGGCCAGCTGGTGGTTCTAGTGCTCCGAGCCCCGCTCCGAGCCCAGCGCCGCAAATGGCTCCAGCGACTCCACAAAACAGACTTGCCACAAACATCGTGGCTGCTTCCGTTGCTGCAGAGCGAAAGAACATTAATGTGGTCGTCCAAAACGCTCAGACTCAAGAGTCCGGTAAGACTACTTCTAGAACGCAAAAAACGGACACCAGCGCAGCTGAGTCCGTTTCAAGTCCTGTTATGGCAGCGTACGAATACGCTGCTTATTGGGGCGTCGACTAATCGTTCTTAGGCGGTTCGCCCATAATGTGCTTTGCGATGGCAACCAACCCACCAAAAATCAGCAGCCAGAATGCCACATAGAAGATGGCAGCCACGACTGTGACCATAAGGAGGATTCCTAGGAAGCCATCGAAGCCTAAAAATACTCCCATCACAATCAGGATGAAAATGATGGTCAGTAGATCGAAAAAGATTTTCATTTGTCTTCCTTAAAGTCAAGGGCGGACAACGCAATGTTAGTCCACATTTTGATTATGGCAGTAGCCTGTTCGCCGAGAGGTGGTGGATTCTCAACATTGTTACGCTGCCAAAAAGTGGTATAGAGATGTTCGGCAAGTTTGTTAACACTCACCGAACCATCCCCTTGACCATCTCGGCCTTCCAGGCTTCACGCATTGCCTTCAAAACCTGACCCATCTGAGCGCCAGGCTTCATGCCCGAGTCCATCATCATCTGACCAGTCACGGGGAAGACAGGAACCGGTTGGTCCATCATCTCCATCCACGAAGGATCAGTCATTTTGGCGACCGAGACCATGTGACTTTGCTTTTCGCCGTCTATCATCATGCCAGCGAACTGAGACTTCGTAACCTTGCCAGCGTGGCGGGTCACGAAGACCATTTTGCGTTGTTCTTCGTTGGAGACTTTCATGTCCCGGCAGAAGCCGACCACATCGTCACCACAGAAACCAACCATGCGAGCGCAGTGATCATCACCGTGCGTCATGGCCATGTGAGCGAACTCGTTGACACCCATGCCGACAGCATGGGCAACACCAGTGGCGAACATCATCTCCACAGCCCGTTGAGGCCTAGGAGCGCTCATCATTTTGGATATTTCAGCCCAGACCCGCTCGCGCGAGACCTTGGCCAAACCAGCATGAACGGCCGGATTCGTGAATGCCCGGCAAGCTTCTATGTCCATCTCGGTCTCGAAACGAGCTGCGAAACGGAAGAAGCGCATGACCCTCAAGAAGTCTTCAGCGATCCGCTCATCAGCAGAACCGACGAACCGAACCACCTTGTTGTGAGCATCTTGCTCACCACCGAAGAAGTCGTGAACATTACCAGCGATGTCCATGGACATGGCATTAAAGGTAAAATCCCGACGAGCGGCATCAGCTTCAAAGTCAGTCGTGAACTGGACCGTGGCGTGACGACCATCGCAGTCAGTGTCAACCCGCAACGTGGTGAACTCGAAGGCCTCACCATCAACGATGAAGCTCACCGTGCCATGTTGCATGCCGGTAGGCTCGACGCGGAAGCCGTTACGGTCCGCGAAGTCGATCATCTGTTCAGGAGTCATGGTCGTGCAGAAGTCCATGTCCTTGGGAGTATGGCCCATGATCATATCACGGACAAACCCACCAACGACCCGGGTTTCGAAACCCTCGGCCTCCATCTGGCTCCAGATCGGGAAGATCTTAGCCGGGCACTCAAAAGCGATCTTGTTCATAATCCCATAATACGAAGTGTGG